GCGCGCCTGTGGTCTGGCGCGGGCAGGGGTTCCGCGACGGCGGAGAGGATTGTGAAAGGTTCCGCCGGGCCTGTTTTGATGGCCAGGTGCAGGCGGCACAATCGCTGTTGCTGCGATCTGCTTTTCAGGATGCGATCTGTCTGCGCGATCCGGCAAACAATCTGAAACTGGCAAAGGCCCGGTCAACAGGCCGGATCGATGCGGCGGCGGCAACCGTTCTGGCGGTTGCCCAGGGTGCCCGGATAGCGGCGCTTCCCGCCAGAAAGTCGGTCATATCATGGGCCTGAGGAAGGAACACCAGCGGCACAGCAAGCGCGTCACCCGTGGCACCCGCTGGCGCACCCTTCGCATGGCGATCCTTGAACGGGACGGCTTCAAATGCCGGTCCTGTGGCACTGGCGGCAGGCTGGAAGTCGATCACATCAAACCCGTCCGGACACATCCCGAACTGTCCTACGAACCGGGCAATCTGCAGGCGCTGTGCGTGTCCTGCCACACCCGGAAAACCCGGATCGAATGCGGGCATCCCCCGCCTTCCCCGGCCCGGCAGGACTGGACCAAGGCCGTGTCGCAACTCGAGCGGCCCCGAAAGAATGGCATCATCAAAGGAGAAACAGATGCTTGATTCCGTAAAAATTAGCCGCAGACAGTCCGAAATCCGGCAGGCGCTTGCGGGCCTTGTCGGCAAGACCGACGCCACGGCGGACGAATTGCGCAACATGGACGCCATGGACAGCGAGTATCGCGCGAACGAGACCCGGTTCCGGGCCGCTCTGATTGCCGAAGACACCGAACGGCGCACGGCAGGGGCAGAACTGGAAACCCGCGCGGGCCGGGAATGGGATGGCCTGATTGCGGGCTTCGAACTGCGGCAGGTGGCCCTGTCGCTGGATGAAGGCCGCGCCCTGTCCGGCCAGACGGCAGAGGTGGTGACAGAGCTGCGCAACCAGCGCGGCTACCGGGGCACGCCGGTTCCGTTGCTGGCCCTGGAACAGCGCAACACGGTCGCCAGCGGCACATTGAACCCGCTGCAAACCCGCCCGATTATTGACCGGCTGTTCCCGGCATCGGTTGCGGCCCGGATCGGGGTGCAGCTGATCGGGATTGACGCGGGGCTGACGGAATGGCCCGTCACCACATCGTCGGTCGCAGCGGGCTGGCAGGCGACGGAGGCCGGTTCTGTGGCGGGCCCTACCGCGTTCACGACCGTGGACAAGGCCCTGGCACCGAACAACACGCTGGGCATCCGCATGGCCATTTCCCGCAAGGCCCTGCTGCAGTCGGGTGCCGCCCTGGAAGATGCGATCCGGCGCGACATGAATGGCGCAATCGGGCAGGCCCTGGACGCGGCGATCACGCTGGGCACCGGGGCATCCGGCCAGCCGCTGGGAATCATTCCGGGTGCCGCGACCTATGGCATCACCAGCACCGCCGTTGCGGCGGCCGCAACATGGTCGGTGTTCCGGGCGGCTGTGGTGCGCTTCATGCTGGCCAATGCCGCCGGTTCCCCCGATGCGGTCAAGCTGCTGATCCGGCCGGAAGTCTGGGCAAGGCTTGATAACAGCCTGATCAGCGGCACGGGTATTTCGGAATGGGACCGTCTGCTGGCCAACATTCCGCTGGCCAATGTCATCATGACAACGAGCGCCCTGGCCGCACCGGTCACAAACAACGTGACGGCGCTGCTGGCGACCAATGCCGGCGGCATCCCCCCGGCCTTCATGGGCACATGGGGCGCGGTGGACCTGATCCGCGATCCGTACAGTGACGCGGCATCGGGCGGGCTGCGCCTGACCGCCCTGACAACGGCAGACATCACCGTTGCGCGGGGCGCGCAGCTTGAAATCCTGACCGGCGTTTCGGTGGCCTGATGCTGTGGGGCGCACATCTTGGCAGTCTTGAACTGCGGGCCGAGGGTGGGGAAACACGCCTTCGCGCCAGCTTTCCCTATGGGCGGGAAACAACCCTGGCCGAAGGGCGGGCCGAGGTTATTGCGCCCCGTGCCTTTGGCAAAAGGATCGGCGCGGGTGATGATATTCACCTGCTGTTCGGTCACGACTACGACCGGCCCCTGGCATCGCGCGGGGCCGGTTCCCTGACCCTGCAGGACAGTGACGCAGCCCTTGTGATCGAGGCCCGGATTGCCGGGGATACATCATGGGCAGCCGACTTTCTGGCGGCGCACCGGGCCGGTCTGATCCGGGGCCTGTCGCCGGGGTTCCGGGTGCCACCGGGGGGCGATTCGGTGGAACGGCGCGGCACCGGCTTGCTGCGCACAGTCCGGCAGGCGGACCTGTTCGAACTCTCTGTCGTGACCGTTCCCGCCTATGGCTCGGCACAGATCGAAGCGCGGAACTGGCAGGCGGGGCCGGAAGCCCCCGACGCGGGCCTTGCGCGCGCACTGCAAAGGTGGAGGGCGTGATGTTCGGATGGCTGAAACGGAAACCCCCGGAAACCCGCGCGGGCGGCAATTTCACGGCCCAGGTCATGGCCGCGCGTGCCGCCTATATCACCGGGGCCGGTGGCGTGGCAGAACTCACGGCCACCGTCGCCAGTTGCGTGGCGCTTTGGGAACAGGCATTCGCCCTGGCCGATGTGGAAGGCGCACCGGGGCTTGACCGGCGCACCATGGCGATGGTGGCACGGGCCTGCGCCCTGCGGGGTGAAGCTGTACTGCTGATCCTGCCGGATGGCAGCCTTGTGCCTGCCGCAACATGGGATGTGACCACCCGGAACGGCCGGCCAGTGGCCTATCGGCTGGAACTGCCCGAATCATCCGGCAACCGTGCCGTTACCGCACTGGCGGCAGAGGTGCTGCACCCCCGTATCGGGGCAGATCCGGCCATGCCCTGGGCCGGGGTGTCACCGCTGCGCCGTGCCAGCCTGACGGCGGGCCTGTTGCAGCTTGTCGAAACCGCCCTGTCCGATGTGTTTGCGAACGCGCCGATCGGCAGCCTGATCGTGCCGCTGCCCGATAGCAGCCCGGATGATATGGCGGTCATGCGCGCGGCCTTCCGGGGCAAGCGCGGGTCAACCCTGATCGTGGAAGGCACGGCGCAGGCGACGGCGGCGGGCATGAACCCCCAGCTGGGCCAGCGGCTGGAACAGCTTTCGCCCGACCTGTCCAAATCCATGACCCGCGAGACACTTGACGCGGCGCGGGACGGGGTTTGTGCGGCCTTCGGTGTGCTGCCCGGTCTGTTCAACCGCGCCACCACCGGGCCGCTTGTGCGGGAAGCGCAGCGGCACCTGGCCGGATGGGTGCTGGAACCCATGGCGCAGACCCTGGCAGAGGAAGCGGCGGCAAAGCTGGGCGGGCCGGTGCGGATCGACATCGGCAGGCCGCTGCAGGCCTTTGACGCGGGCGGCAGGGCAAGGGCGCTGTCTGCCCTGATCGAGGCCATGGGCCGGGCAAAGGAACTGGGCCTGTCGGCAGACCAGATGAATGCCGCCCTGCTGGCGGTCAACTGGGGGGGTGGTGATGCAAACGCCTGACACCGACGAAATCCGCCTGCACCGCCTGCTGTCCTGCCGGACCTGCGGCATCCGGGATGACCCGGAAAGGGCAATTCTGGAAATCACCACCAGCAGCGGAACGGTGCATCTGCAGATGCATGTCTCGGACCTTGCCGCACTCGGGCGGCGCATGATCCTGGACGCGCAGTTGCTTGCACCACCTGCGGACCTGAGTACGCGGATTGACCAGGCAGGCGGCTACTGAATCGGCAGGGTGCGCCGGGTTTGGATAGACGCCAAAGCACCCCCTTCAGACGGTGAGTAGGAAAACCCCGTCAGGCGCGGCCTGCTCTCTTCTCCCGCAGGCGCGGCGCAGATCGGCACGGCCGCAAGGGGGCCGGGGCCGATCATGGGGCCGCCCTGCGCGCCGCGGGGCGGCCCTGATCATGGCAACCAGTCGTCATTGTTCTTGGCAGTTTCAGGGGCCTGCGCCCTGCGCAACCGAACCCCCGGCCCGGAACCGTTTTCTGCCAAAAACAGGATGCCGGCGGCCTCAAGGGCGGCGCGGATCGCGGCAACCGCTGCATCGGACACGGCGCGGCGTTCGCGTTCGAAATCCACAACGGTGGACAAGCCAACCGACGCGGCCTTTGCAAGGCCGGGCTGTGTCATCCCAATCAAGGCACGCGCGGCCCGACACTGTGAGTTGTTCATTTCAACATTTCCTGTTGACCTGCGCTCTCGGTTCAACTATCAACATAAAATAGTGATAACCGCTACATGGAGCAAGTGCAATGACAACTCAAACCGAACACCCGGCAATGATCGCCCTGGCCGGTCATATCAACGATTTGCAACAGGACGCGATGCTGTTGCACAGCCTGATCGGTGCCGCCAACGCCGCTGTGTCCAACCCGCGTCATCTGGAGACTGCCGTTGGCCTGTTGGAGCAGATGCACGAAATCTCGGAGCATCTGAACGTTGCCCTCGATTCGGCGACCATCGGCAAAATTGCGAGGGCGGAAGCATGACCGAGGCCAGATCAGCTGCTGGCCTTTGGGACGATGCGATCCGGCTTCACGCCCTTTGCCAGGGGCTTGAACTGGTTTTTGACCAGATCGAGTGCGAACCCACGCCCGCCAAGAATGCCGCTGTCGCGCTGATCAACGAGATTGTCGAGCGGGCGGACAGGTTGAGTGACGCCATCGACGCGGCAGATATGGCCGCAACGCGC